ACTCAGCATTGATAGCAGCAGCATATTGTTTTTCTTTTTCTGCTGAATTAGCAATTCGTTCTAATCTTTTGTAACGTCTTAAATTGTCACTTTCATATTTTTTAACTTCTTGTTCAAATCTTTTATCGTAAAATTTTGCAATATGAGGATTAACTTTTCTATTTAATAATTGTGATGCATGGGATCTTGCGTTCTCAATACTTTTACTTTCATAACCTGCACGCTTTAATGCTTCAGCTTGTGTGATATTACCATGCTCTTGTACCAATATCTCCACAAACATTCTTTGCTTTGGAGTCAACTCGTGCTCAGTTTTTAATTGATTTCTTTTCATCAATCTAATTCTCTTATTGCTTTAACAATATTTCTTTTTGTAACAGGATCTTTTTCTCTTTTTAATTTGTTTTTCAATCTATTTGAAACACCACCTTTAATATCTTTTTTTGCTTCAGCTCTAGTGCCACCAGATTTAGAAACTATCTCAGCTGTTTTTCTAGCACCACCTTTGAAATATTCTTTAAAAGTGTTAAATAAAATTTTTTTATACATTAAATAAATCTACCCTTGAAAGCTTTAATTACACCACCTTTCAATTTACGTCCAATTCTTTCTTTTAGAAATTTTCTAACTGATTGTGATATATCTTCTTGAATAGCTTCTCTTTGTTTTTTTGGTAGTGATATATTCATGCTCTTACCTTTTTTATCTGACGCATAAGCTTTACCGAAAATCTGTGGTCTTCCACCAGGAGTTCTATTTCTTTTAGCTCTTTCTATTCTTGTAAAAATTCTTCTTCTTAAACCTGGAACTGCTTTTACTTCAGCAGCAGTAGTTAATTTAGTTCCTTTTATTTTTCTTTTTAAATCAGCTTTAATTAGATCATAAGGCACAACAGGTATGTTAATACCTCTTTTTTTCTTCTCCCTTTCAGCTCTTCTTACTGAAGATTTATGTTTTTTAAAAGCTTTTCGAAAAGCTTCTTTGGCCATCTTACGACCTTCTTTTGTAGCAGCTATTTTTATTCCAAATGTAATACCTTTTTTAATCATGATTAAACTATACCACCTTTTCTTTCTTTCCTCACCTCTCTCGTAAGTTTTCTATCAACCTTTAATCTTTTTAATGCAGATCTAGGTACAATAATTCTACCATACCTACCCTGTCTTCTTGATTTTGGACCAAAAGGATTTTTTGCCGGAGCAAATCTAGTAAACATTCTTCTGCCAACAGCTGTTTCTCTTGGAGTTAATGTTGTTTTTAAAATTAACCTATCTTTTTTTGGAATTGTGCTTACACCAAATTTGGCACTTGGATCATTTCTGGTTTTTGCAAATGATTTAGCTGCATATTCTCTTTCTTTTTTAACTTTCTTAGTTTTACCTCTTTCAAAAAAGAATCTACCTTGAAATTTGTTATTTACTATATTTCTTGGAGATGAGGATAAATCTTTCATTTTAGAAGTACCCCTAATTACATCAACACCCTTTTTCAATAACATCAGTTTTTTAATCATATTTTCTATTATATAGATTTTTCAGAGTAATGACCATACTCCAATAGTCAACTGACGACTGCTCCGCAAGAGTGGTGTATCCCAGATACACCATGGATACACCATAGATACACCATAAAAACACACTTAAAGTATTGATATATAAGCATTATTCTTCTTCGGATACACCAGATACACCTCTTTTACCCCCTGGGGTACTTTTTAATTGATGTTACTCTAGATAATCTATATAGAGAAAATTGAATTGATTAAATGAATGCGGCCATCGGGTATTTTAAACGGTTCAGTATCCGGTGGCCGTTATCACTTATCCTACCTTAGAATTGCTCTAAACTGTTATATTTGACCAACCCCACCGATTCCTGTACAGTGAACACATGGATTTATTTTCCATATTGGTTAATGTTTCTCTTGGGGTTATCTATAATGCTCTCTTGCTAACCCCAGGAGTTAAATTTATTAGACCACCATGACTAAGAATTTCTTTTTAAATTTTCCTTATCAATTCTTTTTTTAATTTCCCTACGTTCTTCCTTACTATCAGCCTCACGATACAATCTATAAAGCTCTCGATAATTTAACCAATGCGTCTGTAGTTTCGTAAAATAAATTTTTTTACATTTACAAAGTTTTTTAAATTCATCTCTAATCATTTCAGGATCCATATCAGCTGCCCAACAAACATCCTGAAAGTCTTTTGAATTATTATAAAACCACTTGTAGGCATCTTCCTTCCAATAAGTTTCTTTTTTAAAACTTGAAGGATTCATAACATCTTCCAACGCCTGGACAATGATTGCCTGGAATAACCTCTGTTCTGACAATATTTTAGGCTTTGTTAGTTCCATCGCTAACTTAATGCCCAAAAGTTTTAACAAGCTTGGAGAGCAAGTCATAGAATTTAAGCACCTCACGTTTAGGATATTTCATTCTTCGGGATGCTTTATACTGTGAAAATATTAAATCAATGAAATCAGTTTTATCCTGACCATTCATCTCTTTTACATAAGAAATTGTTTCATTAGCTAATTTTTCTGAACGCTCTGCCATTTGCATAACCACGATGTGGGAAAAGATATGGATTGGGATAATACACCGTGGTTACACATTCTTCACGACCAGCTTGAGTCCAGCAGCTTCAGCTGCCTTCTTCCTACCTTGTCGCCATCTACTCTCGATTTTTTCGAGAAAAGAAAGACTGAAATTTCCTAAACCAAAGTCATTTCCACAATACAACTGAAACATTAAACTTGTTAACTCATCATAAGTTTTTTTGTTTGGACACACCATCACTAGCTTGTCCAACGCTTGATTCAATGCTTCTTCACTGCTTTTTTTAACAGCTTTACCCACAAAATATCCTTTTTGTTAAAGTTAATTTTATGATTCGTTGTTCGGTGAAAATAAAGTGTTTTGAAAGCCCCACTTATTTCATTTAGGCTTAGGAATACGTATCTATTTATTATTAAATTATAATTTGTATTGCAAGTAAAAAAAAGGCCCAGTCTCCCGGGCCCTTTTCCGATCTCTAGGTTTAAAGGTTAACCATCCAACCTTATGATCTATTTACCATTAAGCAGCTTCTTGCCCTCAGATAGTAAATTCTGTTTCATGCTTTCATAAGATTTGCCTTCCTTCTTAGCAATCTTACGGATCTCATCATCAACTAGTTTTGCAATCATTGATCCAGGTCTTCTGAACCCTTGCTTCCCCATTGCTCTGATGATGGTGTAGGACTCTATGTCCACAGCACATGATTTCCATCTTTCTATATCCATTGTCCACTCCTATGCTTCTAGATACTCTTTGCTTTTATAAAATTCAACCAAATTAATTTTATTTTTTGGTTTGAGTCCTGCATTATAAATACGTTCAATGATAGCCACATAATCAGCAGTAGAAGTTCCAGTTAAAAACCATGAAGATCTACTCTTACAAGCTTTTAAAAAACGTGAGTGTTCAAATCTCGGATGTCTATGCGCTACAATGTATGAACATACCATCGATCTTTTGAAACGTTTGTTTTTTTCTGACTCCATACCATAGAAGTATTTTTTTAGCTGCATCAGTCGCCCTGCAATTTTATCACAGTGTTCAATACCACCTGCAGGTATTACAAACTGACCTGTTTTAAAGTCTTGTGTAATCCTTGACCACAGTGATGCTTGTTTTAATAAAAGAACTACAGCTTCAGCAACGTTGATGCCGTACTGAGCCATTTTACTTCTACAAATTTTGTAGTCCATTTTATTTCTAGCACAATGTTGATTTAGATAATCATTCATCGACCAGTTCTTTCGACCTGTGTTTAATCTTGCAACATCAAGAATATCATCAGAGTCCATAATTATGTATGGCACCTTCAGGTCTAGTTGTTTTCTTGCTTCCAAAGTATGTTGGCCATCAATGACTTCCATATTTTTATTTACACGAATTGGATCGTATAGATCTTTTTCTGCAATTAGTTTTTTTAGTTGCAGCACGTGTGTAGGATCTACAGGTCTGTTACCTCTAGTTTTTTTGAACTTCGTGTAA